GAGAGCGCCCATGCCGAAACTTTTCTAAAACGAAGGGTAAACAGCTTTTGATACAGCGCGGGCGTAAAGGCGCGGCGCAGTTCGAGACGACTGGCGCAGTGATGGTCGTCAGTCGGCCCGGGGCGCCGTTGGACCTGACTGAGGCGGAAACCGAGGAATGGATGGCGATTGTGGACGCCATGCCGGCGGATTGGTTTGCGCGGGAAACGTGGCCGCTTTTGGGGCAATATTGCCGCCATATCGTCGGTGCTCGGCGGATCGCGCAGTTGGTGGACGCTGAGATATCCGCCGCTGAGATAGATTTCCGCATGTTGGACAAGATGATGCGATCGCAGGCCCGCGAGACGATGGCGATGCGGGCGCTGGCTGCTTCTCTTCGCCTTTCCCAGCAATCGACATGGAACGCAAAGAGTGCCGACACAGCGAAAGCGAAACGGACGGTTAAGCGGCTCTGGGAAGCCTGACTGGCGGTCCAAGCGGAATATCGACTGGATCGAGGAAAATTGCCGGATTCCAGAGGGCCGTGATGTCGGCCAAAGGGTGTCTCTCCGCGAGTGGCAGCGGGATGTCCTACGGCTGATCTACGACAACCCAGACGGCACCCGGCGGGCAATCATCAGCTTCGGGCGGAAGAACGCGAAAACGACGCTGGCGGCATTTATCCTGCTCTTGCATCTGGTGGGGCCTGAGAGTCGGCCGAACTCGCAGCTTTTCTCGGCCGCTCAGTCTCGGGATCAGGCGGGGCTTCTGTTCTCGCTGGCGGCGAAGATCGTGCGGATGTCGCCTGACCTTAAGGCGGCGATCGGGATAAGGGACACGGCGAAGCAGCTTTATTGCGCCGAGCGGGGGACGCTTTACCGGGCGTTGTCGGCGGATGCTTCCACGTCCTATGGGTTGTCGCCTGTGCTGGTGGTGCATGACGAACTCGGGCAGGTGAAGGGTCCTCGGAGCGAGTTGTACGACGCGCTTGAGACTTCCACGGGGGCGCAGGTTGAGCCGCTGTCTATCGTGATCTCGACGCAGGCGCCGACCGACGGGGACTTGCTTTCGATCCTGATTGACGACGCGCAGACGCATGCGGACTCGAAGACGGTGCTTTCGCTGCATACGGCACCGATGAACCTTGATCCGTTCGAGGATGAGGCGATCCGGGCGGCTAACCCGGCGTTTGGTGACTTCCTGAATGCGGATATCGTTCGGGACATGGCCGAGGCGGCGCGCCGGATGCCGAGCCGGGAGGCGCAGTTCCGCAACCTCGTGCTCAATCAGCGGGTGGACGCCAGCGCACCGTTCATTTCGCGATCGGTGTGGACGGCGTGCGGCGGTGAGGTTGTAGTGAGTTTTGGCGGGCTACCGGTGTTTGCGGGGCTCGATCTGTCGAGTACGTCGGACCTGACGGCGTTTGTGGCGATGGCCCCGGTCGGGGAGGGCTGGCACGTCAAGCCGACGTTCTGGCTTCCCGAGGTGGGGTTGCGCGAGAAGAGCCGGACGGATCGGGTTCCTTACGATGTCTGGTCTCGGCAAGGGTTTCTCAACACAACGCCCGGGCCGTCGATCGAGTATCGCTTCGTTGCTGCGTGGCTGTGGGACTTCTGCGCCGAAAATGACGTGCGCAAGATCGCCTTCGATCGGTGGGGCTTCCGCTACCTGCGGCCGCTGCTGGCCGAGGTGGGGTTCCCGGAGGAAAAGATCGACGGCAGCGAAGGCGCGCTGTTCGAGGACTTCATCCAGGGGCCGAAGACGTTCAGCCCGGCGCTGCTCTCGCTGGAAAGCAAGCTGCTCAACGGCAAGATCTCGCACGGCGGGCACCCGGTTCTGACGATGTGCGCCGAGAACGCGACGGTGAAGGCTGACGCGCAGGGCAACCGGATGCTCGACAAGGCAAAGAGCCACGGCCGGATCGACGGGATGGTGGCTCTGGCGATGGCTGATGCGATGGCGGGAACGTACCAGGCCGTCACCTCTGCCGACGTTATGGCGATGATCGCCTGAAGGGGGAATGATGCGGATTGGTGGACTATCCTTGCTGACGGCCACGAACAGCCCGCGCGTCTGGACTGTCGCTGCGTGGCACTCGCCGCATTCGCTTACGTGGTCGTGGCTGATCCATCTCGGTGCGGGCCGACCGACATTCAAGCCGCATTGGTTCCGGCACAAGCCTTGGTCCGGGCTGTCGTTCGGTTTTGGCACACTGTTTTCGGTTTCGGCGTATCGAGACAACCAAGGCTGGCAGGGCGGATTGGGTCTCGGCGGGTTGGACTTCCGCTTCCAGCGGCAAGAGCCGATGTGGTACAGGGATTTATATATTCGGTTGCGGGACGAGCAGGATCAGCGGCTCGGGCTGCTCTGGGTGAACGACAATCACCCGCACAAGATTCACACGCCGAAACCGCAGCCATCTGCAACCCATGCCGGCGGGATCGCCTGATGGCGCGGATGTTGCGACTGACCGGCAAGGGCCCGGTCCGATCGATCCCGGTTAGCGTCACGGCTCCGGTTCTCAGCGGGACGGCAACGCTCGGCCAGACGCTAACCTGCAGCACCGGCGAATGGTGGGGCGGCCCGACGCCGACCTACGCATTCCAGTGGGTACGCGGCGCCTCGACGGACGTGCCTGGCGCCACCTCGGCGACGAAGACGGTGGTGGCGGGCGATCAGACCTTCACGCTCAAGTGCCGGGTCACGGCGACGAACGATGCCGGCTCTACGACAGCGACGAGCGCGGCGACGGGCACTATCGCGTAAAGGACTAACCTATGGAAATGATCCGCAAGGCCGCGACCGCGGAGGTCGCCGGCATGGAATTCGTGCTGTCCGACGCCACGGTCGACCGATACGGCGATGTGGTCGAGGTGGACGGCTGGGAATGGGGCGAGTTCTCGAGCAACCCCATCGCGCTATTCGGGCACGACACCGGCTTTCCGATCGGCAAGTGGGCGGACGTGCGCAAGGCCGGCGGAAAGCTTCTCGGGCGGCTCGATCTCGCGCGGGCAGGCACCTCGGCGCGGATTGACGAGCTTCGCAGCCTGGTCGAGCAAGGCATCCTGCGCACGGTCTCGGTGGGGTTCCTGCCGATCGAAAGCAAGCCGATGGACGCGAAAAAGGGCGTGCGCTTCATCAAGCAGCGGCTTGTCGAGTGCAGCCTCGTGGCCGTTCCCGCCAACCCCAACGCGCTGGCGGTTGCCCGCTCTCTGCACATTTCCGACGAGACGATCCGTCTGGCCTTCGGCGAGCACGCCGATGGGGGCCCGGCGGTGGTGCGTCGTTCTACCGGCGAGCACGCCGCATCCCAAACTCCCATGAAAGCTAAGGCAATGACCCTTTCAGACCGCATCGTGGATGCGCAGACCAGCATCGTCGCCATGCGCGATGCCCTCACCGAGCTCTCTGGCGCCGACGCGCTGGACCTCGACAAGATCGAAGATCTCAACGTCAGGATCGAGAAGGCGGACGGCGAGCTTGCGGTGATGAAGCGCACCGAGGCCGCGCTCGCCGGCAACGGAACCGCCATCGTCCGCACGCCCGTCTCGGCGCCCGCGGTCAACCGCCTGCCGTTCAACATGGCGCACAAGGCGAAGGAAATCCCGCTCGGCGACTATGTGCTACGGGCGCATGTCATCAACGCTCTGGCGAAGGTGACGCAGCGCAGCCGCGCCGAGGTGATGCAGGAGCGCTACGGCAACGACGAGATGACGCAGAAGGTCTTCAACGTCGTCACCCGGGCCGCATCGGCGCCGGCTACTACCACCACGAGCGGCTGGGCCGATACCCTGGTGCAGACCTCGGTCGCCGAGTTCATCCAGAGCCTGACCGCGGCGAGCGTCTTCCCGGGCCTTTCCTCGCGTGGCATTCGCACCGGCTTTGGCCGCTCGGGAACCATCAGCTTCCCGACGCGCTCGAGCACACCGGCCTCGGTCGCCGGTGCCTTCGTGGCGCAGGGCGCTCCCATCCCGGTCAAGCAGGCGCTGCTCGCGCCGGTCTCGCTGGGCATCAAAAAGTTGGGCGTCATCACGACGTTCACGCGGGAGATCGCCGAGCACTCGACGCCGGACATCGAGGGGCTGCTGCGGCAGTTCATCACCGACGACACCTCGGCGGCGATCGACGCGGTGCTGGTCAGCAACTCGGCGGCAACGGCGATTGCTCCCGCCGGCATCCGGAACGGGGTCTCGACAACCACGGTGACTGCCGGTGGCGGCTTCGCGGCGCTGGTCGGGGACGTGAAGGCGCTTACCACGGCGCTAGTCACCAATTCGAACGGCAACCTTCGCTCGCCGGTCTGGCTCATGAACCCGATCCAGGCCACGAGCATCGCCCTCACTCAGAACGCGGGCGGCGACTTCGCCTTCGCGGCGGCGATCAACTCGGGCAGCCTCGGCGGCTACCCGGTGCTGCAGTCCACCACCATCACCGCGGGGATGATCATTCTCGTGGATGCGGCTGACTTCGTATCGGTCACGGGCGACGACATGCGGTTTGACGTGTCGGATCAGGCGACGATCCACATGGAGGACACCACGCCGCTGCCGATCGCGACGGGTGCACAGGGTTCTGGCGTTCTCGCCACCCCGACCCGCTCGCTGTGGCAGACCGATAGCTTGGGTCTTCGCATGATCATGGACCTTAACTGGAGCATGTTGCGGACCGGTACCGTCGCGTGGACCAGCGCCGTCACGTGGTGATCTAAAACCGAAGCGGGTGCCCTGCGCTTAACGGGCGCCCGCTTGCTTCCAACGGAGCGCGAAGAGACTGGCCGCCGCGCTAAGGAGTATGAAGCCACCTGCTGGCAGCGGGATCGGGGCCACCGGAGGGTTGCGCGTCCAAGTGCCGGGCTCGCTGCTGACGCTGGTGAATTCATCGGCGACGCAGTCGTATTGTCCAGCCGGACCGCCGCGGCCACATTGGTCGGGTACGCTGGAAATCAGGAAGGTGTGGAAGGCTTGATAGGTCGCCGAGATTTGCCAGTTGATCAGTTCGCCGCCGGCAAAATCAAGCATCACCGTTTTGTAGTCTCCGCTGTCCACCACATCGCCAGTCGATAGGAACCCTTCGCCGTCATGAGGCAATGGGATGTCCCAAGAGCTATTCCCTACGAAAAATGTGGGCCTAGCATATGCGATCGGGCAATCATCCTCACAGAAGATGTCGCGCCGCGAAGTCGTGCCGGTGTCCTTATGGAAGATTGATTCCCGTGCTCTCTGGAGCCCACTACCGTCGCCGAAGAGCGATAGGCTGAAGATCAGGTTGCCGCCGCTGAAGCCTGGGGCGGTGTCATCAACCGAGAAGTTTGCCCCGGTGAATGTCGGCGCGTGTCCGCAATCATCGCCGTTGAAGCATGTCAGCTCCGGGCCGTCGTAGGTGTAGGTCACCAGGGATGCGAGCGCAGGCGTGGCTAGCGCGAACGCTGCCATGGTTGCTAAGATCAGTCTCATTTGTCGGGCCTCCTGATCGGGTAGAAAAATTGCCCCGAAACCAGTGGGCGGAATTATCCTATGTCGCGCGGCGATTGCGCAACCTGACTTAAACGGCACTTCACCGGCTCGCCGGACGTTAGGAACCAGGGCTGCCATCCCGGCCGCCCCAGACTTGGAGGAACGACTATGGCAGACGAAAAGCTGACGCCCGAACAGCAGGCGGAAAAGGACAGGAAGGCGGCGCTCGAGGAGCAGGACAACCCGCCCGAGCCCTATCCGTCGCAGGAGCAGCTGAACAAGATCCAGGCGGGCGAACCGCTGGACGAGGACGACGACGAGGCGCCGGCACCGAAGAAGCCGGAGCAGCCGCAGCCGTCGCCGGCACCGACGAAGACCGCGGAGCCGACCAAGCCCGCCAGCGGATATCAGACCCGCTAACGTGAACGCTCTCACGCGCATATTCCGGCCTTCGGCGGTGAAAGCCGCCGAGGGGGAATACCGGCCGGGTCCGTACCTGCTGAATGACGGATGGCTTTCCGCGACCGCGGGCAGCTTCTGGAATTTCTGGCAGATGGGCTACGACGTGCAGCCGTATACCTCGCGCTCGGCGATGGTCGAGGCGTGCCTGTCGCGCTATTCGCAGACGGTGGCGATGTGCCCTGGCGATCACTGGCAGCGGACGGGCAACGGCGGGCGCAACCGGATCACCACCTCGGCGCTGTCGCGGTTCCTGCGCAAGCCGAACGACTATCAGACGGCGAGCTCGTTTTTGCTCAACCTGACGCGCAACCTCTACAGCACCGGCAACGCCTACGGCTACGTGGTCCGCAACGACCGAACCGAGATCACCGATGTGCATCTGATGCGCGAGGGGCATGTCCGCATCGCGACTGACGGGAGCATCTTCTACGAGCTCGGCGGGAACGAGATTGCTGAGGAACGGTTCGACCTCTCGGTGGCGATCCCGGCGCGCGACGTGCTTCACATCCCGCTTCACACCCCGCGGCATCCGCTAAAGGGGGAAACTCCGCTCATGGCGGCGGCGCTCGACGTGGCGGCCGGCAGCGCCGCGGTGTCTCAGCAGCTTGCCCTGTTCCGCAATCAGAACCGCTCGCCCTATTCGATCGAGACTGACGAAAAGCTGACGCCGGAGCAGGCGACCATGCTGCGGCAACGGCTGATCGAGCAGACGACGGGCGACAACCTGGGGCGCCCGCCGATCTTCTCATGGGGATTGAAGGCCAAGCCGCTGGCGCAGACGGCGCAGGATGTGCAGTTGGCCGAGACTATGAAGATGAGCGACGAGAAGATCGCGCTCGCATTCGGGATCCCGCTTCCCATCCTCGGGACATCGGTGAACGGCATTCCCAACACCGAGGCGCTGATGCAGTCGTGGATCGCCTCGGGGTTGGGCTTCGCGCTCAACCATATTGAGACGGCGCTGGACAAGTTGTTCGGGCTGCGATCCTACCCCGACGACTACGTCGAGTTCAGCACCTCGAGCCTGCTGCGCTCGGCGTTCAAGGATCGAATGGAAGGCCTCGCCCGGGCGGTGCAAGGCGGGATCTACGCGCCCAACGAAGCCCGGGCGACGGAAGAGCTAGCCGCGGCCAAGGACGGCGACGAGCCGCGGGTTCAGCAGCAGGTAGTGCCGCTTTCGTGGCAGGAGCCCGCCCCGGGGCCGCTGCAATTGCCGGCGCCGAAATCAGAGGACGACGGGGATGCAGCAGAACGGCTCTACGCTACCCTTCGGAGCCACGACAATTTCGCCCGACACTAGCGCGCTCGCTCGCGCCTTCGGGGACTTCACCGGGGCGGCGCGGCTCGAGTTCGACCTGATCGAGGCGAAGGCGGCGGCGCTCCTGTCCGATGCTACCGCGCGGCTGGCAACGATCGAGCTTCGCTGCGCCGAGCGGCTGACGGAAACGGAAACCCGCATAGCGGCGCTGGAAGGGGCCGTAGAGGCGCGCATCGCTGAAAGGCTGTCTGCCATTGTCCAGCCCGAGCCGG